TAGTATTATCTTTGTATCGCATATAAAGACATCAAATTATGACAAAAATTATAGCTGTTTTGAATCATAAGGGTGGGGTTGGCAAGACAACTACCACCATCAATCTTGCCGCTGCTTTGCGACAGAAGAAAAAGCGTGTACTGGCTATCGACATGGACGGGCAGGCAAATCTTACAGAATCGTGTGGTCTCTCCATTGAGGAAGAACAAACGGTGTATGGGGCAATGAGAGGTGAATATCCCTTACCGGTTATCGAACTGGAGAACGGACTTGCTGTTGTGCCGTCCTGTCTCGACCTGTCGGCGGCAGAATCCGAACTGATAAACGAGCCGGGACGTGAGTTGATACTGAAAGGCCTGATTGCGAAATTGCTTGACAGTCGGAAGTTTGACTACATCCTGATTGACTGTCCACCTTCACTGGGCTTGCTGACACTCAATGCCCTTACCACAGCGGACCTTCTGATTATTCCGGTGCAGGCACAATTCCTCGCCATGCGCGGAATGGCGAAGATTACAAGCGTAATTGAGATTGTCAAGGAACGCCTGAACCCGAACCTGAGTATTGGTGGCATTGTTATTACCCAGTTTGACAAGCGCAAGACACTCAACAAGAGCGTAGCTGAAATTATCAATGACTCTTTCTGTGACAAAGTGTTCAAAACGATTGTACGGGACAATGTGGCACTGGCCGAAGCTCCTATAAAGGGAAAGAACGTCTTTGAGTACAATAAGAACTGCAATGGAGCCAAAGATTATATGGCTTTAGCACAAGAGGTTTTGAAATTAAAATAAGACAATATGGGCAAGAGTGATTTATTGAAAGACAGTATGAAAAGCGGACTGGACGGATTGCTGTCATCCACGAAGAAATCTCCGCAAAAGAAGGAAGCCACACCACTTAAAACTGAAAAAGAGCCTGCGGTACATTGCAATTTCGTTATCGACAAGAGTGTTCATACGCGTATGAAATTCCTTGCTATTGAGAAGAATATGTCATTGAGAGACATTGTAAATGAGGCGATGAAGGAGTATTTGGAAAAAAACGGTAAGTGAGGGTATGTCCCTCGCTTACCGTTCTTTTAAATCTGTGACTTCTGTTAGTACGTTATGCCGATATGTATTGCTACATATCAGTCATTGACAACCCTTTGTATGACAGGGAATAACCTTTGAACTCTCCCGTTGCACGCATGAAAGCGGCTGCTTTCGCTTCCAGTTTTTCCATGTCGATATTTTCGGCCTTGCGTTTGACTTCGAAAAATGTCGCCGTATCGTCCAGTTCGTTTTCAGCTACTATGTCTATTTCGTTCTCACCCTTGCGGTCCCACCAGCCTCCGATACGCGTATAGACTTGCCGTTCTATCAGTACACGTTTAAAGTAACGTTCAAGCATCAGACCGCTGAAAGTTTCATAATCCCGACCTATAATCATCTTCACACTTCCATAGTTCTCTATCTCCAGCATATAGCTGTACTTGTAGATGAAGCGGAACCAGAACGTGAAAAAATTATCCTCGATGACATACCGGACATTCTTGGCGGAACTCTTCTCGAACAGCGGTTGCTTCTTCGATATGATTTCGTATTCTTTCTCCAGCTTGGTAAGATAACCGCCGATTTCCTTGCCTACCACGTTTTCAATTTCCGAACGGGATGTTTTTCCTCGTGCAATGGCCGATAGTATGGAGAAATAGATTCCGTAATCCTTGCCGAACTCTTCGATAAGAATCGCTTTACCCTCGCCCAAAAATATGGAGTCGGCCTTTATAATCTGGTCGAGCATAGTCGTTTTGGCTGTTGCTCCTGCATCCACGAGTAGTTGTACATACTTCGCCACACCGCCCGTGAAAGCGTACAAGGCCAGCAGATCTTCCGCCGTGTAGCCGGGGTTGTATTCCGAAAGAATATCTTTCAGAACAGTTGGGGTAAACGGACGCACAGTCATAAAGCGCGACTGCCGGTTATACAACGGCTCTTTCTTATCCTTGAATATCTTTGTCATCATGGAATAAATCGAACCACAGACAATCAGGTTAATACGGGACTTCGGGCTGTATAGATCCCAGATGCGCTGCATATCGCTGAACACCGATTTGTTCACACGGAAAAACTCCTGGAACTCGTCGATAAAGAGTGTGATGGGACGTTCTGCCGAAAGTTTCATCAGGTACTCGAACACATCAGTGAAGTGTTCGGCCCGCCCCATGGTTGGGACCCCCAACTTGTTCTCTATTTCAAGCCGGTAGTCCTCACACAAATCGCCTTCGGCTTTCCGGGCAACAAAGAAATAGAGAATCGGTTCGTCCTCGTATGCCTTCCACACGAGTGATGTCTTACCGATACGGCGACGTCCCGTTACCACTGTAAACTGAGCATTGTTTTTGGCCATTTCGCGAATCTTGCGAAGAGAGGCTATTTCTTCTGTCCTGTCAAAAAATCTCATATCCTTATCCTTTTTTATTGCTATTTCCGAAACGGCTGTTTCCGAAACGGCTGTTTCGTTACTGCAAAAATAATGCAAATTTCTGGTAAAACAGGCAATTGATACAGATTTATTTAGCGAAATGGCTCAAAGGATTTTTATCTGGTAAGTTCCATTCCTGTTTTACACCGTCTGGTCTTACGTCCTTCCGCTTGTCCCGTTGTATCGTTAATCATCCCTTTATAGTTCCATCCGTTTTACCATCCGCCTTTCAGCGTATTCTTCCTTTTCTATATTCTTTTAATGCCACTCATCCGGTCCATTCCTGCCATCACCGGTTGGTTTTCCAGACGCAAAGGTGGACTGCCGCGCTTGATTCCGTCGCTTTGAAGTGCATTTCCTATAAAATTCTTCCTTTCTGCGAAAGAGTAATTTTCCGGAAAAAGCGTCGGAAATCGCTTATTCGTCAGTCCTTGTAAAGCATCTGTAAATCCCAAGCGGTTCAGGCAGAAAAGAGAACCGAACAAAGGGAAAATAAAAAATTAAATATTAAAACCAATTAAATTTTTATGATTATGGAAGCAACAGCAATTCAATCAGTAGAGAAAAACATCACAATGGTAGCATTGGCAAACGTGCAGCCGAGCAATTACAACCCACGTAAGAATTTTGACGAAGCGAGCCTTGCAGAACTTTCCGAGAGTATTCGTCAGCAGGGTGTGTTACAGCCTATTGGAGTACGCCCAATAGAAGACAACCGCTTTGAGATTGTTTTTGGAGAACGCCGATATCGTGCCTCCCTCATGGCAGGATTGGAAGACATTCCGGCTGTCGTTATGGAAATTTCAGACGAAGTTGCCGAAGAAATGGCGGTAACTGAAAACCTCCAGCGCAAGGATGTTACCCCGATAGAGGAAGCAAATGCCTACCAAAAGCTCATTGATAGTGGTCGCCACGATGTGCAGTCTTTGGCGGTGCAGTTCGGTAAAAACGAAAGCTATATCCGCACACGCCTTAAATTCGTTTCCTTAATGCCCGAAATCGCACAGCTTTTGGAACAGGACGAAATCACAATCAGCGTAGCGAGCGAAATTTGCCGTTATGGGGAAGATATTCAGAAAGAGGTGTACAACAAGCATCTTAAAGAGGGGGTGCAGTACAATAGTTGGCGAGGAATGAAAGCCTCTGATGTTGCACGGAACATCGAACGGCAATATACCACCGACTTGGAGCGATACGCATTTGACAAGACCCTCTGTCTGTCGTGTCCTCACAATACAAATAATATGATGTTATTTTGCGAGGGTGGTTGCGGAAATTGCGCCAATCGTACTTGCCTTGCTGAAATGAATGCAGCATATCTCACGGAGAAAGCCGTGCGCCTTATGGAAGAACGCCCTGAGGTATCCCTCTGCTATGAAAGTTTCAACAGCAATGAAGCCGTAGTAGAACGTCTTACCGCCATGGGTTACGAAGTGGAAAGCCTTAACTATTATGCAAAGGCATATCCCGAACAGCCCGAAGCACCCCGAAAAGATGAGTACGACACCACCGAAGAATACGAACAGGCACAGAGCGAGTTCGAACAGGATTTGAACGATTACACGGAAGAATGCGAAGAAATCCGTACCCGAAGTGAAGCAGGTGAAATCATCCTTTATTTCCGTATTGAGAGCAAGGACATCGTACTCTGTTATGTTCCGAAAGTTACCTGTACTACCAATGACACAAAACAGGAGCAGACGCTTTCACCGGTAGAGAAGTTGGAAAAGCAAGACAAACGCAACAAGGAAATTGCCCTTGAAAAGACTGTAGAGGACACAAAAAAACAGATTTTGGAGGTTGATATGTCCGATTGCAAGTTTGGGCAAGACGAGGACAAGATGATTTATTTCTTCTTGCTATCATCCCTCCGCAAAGAGCATTTCGAAGCGGTAGGTATCGAGGAAAAAAAGCCTTATTCCTACCTTACAGATGAAGAAAAGATAAACATCATTGCCAACCTCACGAGCAAGCAGAAAGCGATTATTCGCAGGGATTTTCTAATTGCTAATTTCAAGAACGCATACGGCAACAATGCCATTGCATCCCTCTTGCTTGACTTCGCACAAAAACATATGCCCGACCTGTTGGCAGACATCAAGAACGGACATAATGAAGTGTATGAGAAGCGTCACCAACGTATCGAAGAGAAAAAAGCCGTTCTTTTGGTGCAGGAACAAGCAAAGCAGGAAGCGGAGCAATCTGACAAACAGCAATCCGAAGTAGGGATGCAGACCGAAGAACAGCCACAAGAGGAAGATATTGCAGCTTAACCATAATCAGTAACCAACGAATAGAGGGTGGAGTAATCTGTCCTCTATTCGTTCCTAATTTGTAATTAGATTAAGGTGAAGATGTTCACGGACAACTGCTCCAAACCGTTGTCGGGCGGCGCGTCTGCCGGGCAAACCCGCCATCCGCGCGATTATGCCTTTTCTATCCCATTTATAGCTACCTCCCGATACCCCGCCGCCACCCGTCTTCATTTATACCTATCAGTTTCCTCCTTTTTATCTTTTCCATCTTATTCCTTCTCCGGTTCCTTCCTGTCCTCGCCGGTTGGTTTTCCAGACGCGAAGGTGGACTGCCGCGCTTGATTCCATCGCTTTGAAGTGCATTTTTATAAAATTCTTCCTTTCTGTGAAAGAGTAATTTTCCAAAAAAAGCGTTGGAAGTAGCTTGTTCGTCAGTCCTGTAAAGCATCTGTAAATCCCAAGCGGTTCAGACAGAATATAGAACCGAACAGAGGGAAGAAAAATAAATCATTAAAATTTCATGACAATGGACAACATCAAAGAAAGCAAAGAGTACAAACTTGCCAAAGAATGGGAAATGGCAGTGAATAGTTTTAGTTTCAATCCCAAGCGTTTTGCAGCCGCTATACCTGATATGCACCCCACACTGCAACAGAGCCTCTATAGATTGTTTAAGGAGTGCATCATTGTGATGGCGGATGAGACACGTCGCTATGATGACCGCAATCGTGCGTCACATGAAGAAGCAAAGTGTCTTATGGAATACCTCAAGACAAATGGAAAGCATATCCCATTAAAATAACAAGCGTATGAAAACACAAGAAGTACAATTTGGCGGCAATAACTATCCTTGCCGTGTGGTGGAATCCAACGAGGGTGAAGAACTCCTTATCGGCTCGATTACCTTGCTTGATGCCCTTCAGCCCGGTAGTTTCAACGATGAAAACGAAGGCTTCGCAAGCAAGGAAGCCGAAAGAATCTATGACGAGGTTTTCTTCTTTACCGACATGGCAAACCTGCGACTGACAGACGTAGAATTGGTTGCCGAACTGAAAAAGGACAACCCGGAATGGTTCGAATAAAAAAACAATAATCATCTTAAAAATAGCATAGTTATGGAAAAAGAGTATGTAATACAAATAGCACAGACCATTCAAGAGCAGTTGATAGGACTTACCCCTATGCCCGTCCTCATGTCATGGGGTATCGCAGAGTTTGCAGCCACCATCTTCAAAGACCTGCCTGCACTTCGTATCAAAGTAAACGGACTGTTACACACCGGATACGTCATTATTGCACTTAATGGGTCGGACTATTATGAGGTATATCTGTTGAAAGGCAAAGATGCAGAGTGTGTCAATGAAGAAGTTTGTTACAACGAGTTAGGGGATGTCATTGACAGGGCAATTGAATGCGGTACTGACAAAGAGGAATACGAAAAAATTGCCATCAGCAACTCACCCAATTATTAAGCAGGTAGCTCACCTGATAAACCAGAAGAAGAGATTAGTTAGTAGTAAACCGCCAGTACGATTGTACTGACGGTTTTTGTTGTTTTTATTTACATTATATGTCAGACAGCCGGATTTTTATTTCGCGTTGCGCTTATTTTGAACGTCTTTTATCATCTCTTTCACATCTTGCCCCACTTGTACGAAGTTTTTATATAGGATGCGCTCCCGTTCCTCTCTCGACTTGAAAGTGTAGAACTTCGGCAGCGGCACATACGCCGCTTCTTCTTTCTTGATTTCTGCCATATCAAAATCTGTTTTGCAGAAGAACTTTGTAGTCTTGAACTCTTCCGATTCTTGAATATTCATTGAACCGCCCATACCTGTTTTCGTCTTCACAAAGTCCCGTGCCGTCTGACCGCATATCCATCCGGTTGCCATATCCGAGATTTTCGAGGCAGGCACAAGGTTATCCATATTCTCATTGAGATTGATACTTGTTTTGTCCCGGTCAATAGTCACGCCTTTTTTGACCTGGACCACCTTGCCGAAGATGTCATTGGACAACCATTCCAGCGTTTCTTTGGCACGTGCCGAGCCGCTTACCACATTACCTACCGTCGTAATGATCTTTTGCATACCTACCTTACCATAATCGGCTTCCAGTTGCGGTAGTTCCTGAAAGCCGAGCGTTACACTCACCTTATTGCTTCGCGCTGTACCTATCAGACGGTCTATTTTGTGAAAGTAGAGTGTCGGTAACTCGTCCACTATAATACTCACAGGAATATTTTTCCCCTGCCCGGTATTCACACGGGTAACGAGACGGTTTAGGATAAGAGCGTTCAATGCACCGATGATGGATTCCATTTCCGGGTCATTTGCAATCAGCAGGTAACTCGGATTCTTCGGGTCACTCACCTTCAGGTCGAAGTCATCGCCATCCCGGTGGAATATCCAGTAGCTCTCTTTGGTTGCCAGACGCGAGGTATAAACACGTAACGTGCCAATCATACCCTCCAATTGTTCCATTGCCTTATTTTTGAAAGCTGTCTGGAATGGACCAAGCAGCGGAGCAACCTCATTGTCAGTTTCCAGTACCTCGAAAATCGTCTGATAACTTTCATTCAAGAATGACAGAATATGTGGCATGTCCGAATACTTTCCCAGCCAGTAGGCAGGTTCCACGATATTGCCGCCTTCACGGTCGCGCACGATACCTGTCGGTTTCCAGAATTTGGTCTGCGGATCTTGCTGTCTTTCCGCATATAGAGGCTTGCCGTTGGCATCGTAGGGTTCACGTTCATAATTCACGAAGAAGTAGATACAAGCGGCAAGGAAGTTTACCGCCGAGGTTTGGAAGAACTGGTCGCTTCCGCCGCCTCCCTCTTTCTTACCCTTTTGTAGGCTTTCCAATAATGTTTCCGCCGTTTCGCTGGCCGCCGCAAGATTGTTGATGTACTTTGCCTGAATTGGATTCACCCGACGGCTGTACTCCACATCCACAAAATTAATCATGTTGAACTTGCACCCTTGGGGTACTCTGCCCAGTTTCTCGTTCTTCTTGTAATGGTAGTAGAGCTTGGTCGCCAATGTAGGAAACTTGTAGTCATACACCACCATGGCGAAACCTTTGGCCGAATGCTGTCGGATAAACGGCTCTATGATACTGAAAGTCTTACCCGATCCCGGTGTTCCAACTACCCATGTTCCTCGAAAGCAGTTGCTTACAGAAATCCACCCCTTACGGAATTTACCCTTATAGTAGTATCGCATGGGGATATTTACGCTGTATTCATTCTCGACTTTTTCTTCACATTGTTCAAAACTTTCATTCTCGAAGTTGAAACGGTCTTTCATCAATCCCTCCTTGATGAACTTTGAAATGTTGTCTAATGCGATATGTACCAGTACTACGCCAGCAATGGAGGCAATCATATAGAGAATGATATTCAGAGGTAAGGTATAAAGCCTTGTTTCCATCGTATGGCCGAACAGCCATACGGAGAGTACGAGCAGCAATAACCCACTCGTCAATGGATACACCACCTGCCGGCGTGCGTTGAACTCCAGATGCTTCTTGTTCCGCGTTCCGACACAAGTGATGCAGATAAGCAGTACCGTTGCGATTTTGCTGTACACAAGATTGCCGTCGTGGTAAATCATCCATTGTTTGATGCGTCCGTGAATGTCGGTCAGTATGCCGCCCCAGTGGTCAAGCATTGCAGGGTCAATGGCATATTCAAAGAACTCCAGCAGCACGGACACATATACCACTGTGCGGAATATTTTATAGAACCCTTGCAATTCCTTACTTTCTTCCATAAGTCAGTCTGTTATTAGTCCTTGTTTTCTACGATACCAATGATTACCTACTCTGATTACATCCATACCGAACCATGCACCATTCTCGTTCAGTTTTGTTTTTATCTTATCAAGTGTTACCGGACCGATACCCCAGATTTCCATGAGATATTGCTCGTTAAGATGAATCAGGTCTCCGATATATAATATTCCATGAGATTCAAGATGGCTTTTGATGGATGGGGTAATACCCAAACTGAATACCGGTTCCGAGAGATAGTGTACTTCTTCTGCCTGAATGTTATTCAGGGCTATTTCAAGCCCCACTTTGATTCTTTTGAGAGAATCAAGGCGTTCTTGCATCTTTTGGATGACAAGCTCGTCTTGCTGTATCTCATTGCGTAATTGGGTTGCTCTCTTTACAAGTTCGGCATTACTTCTTTTCAACTCTCCGTTAATATCCGCCATTGACAGATTACTTGTTTCAAGCTCGTTTCGTGTGCGGTCTAATTGCGTGACAAGTTCCTCCAGTCTGTCGGCATGACGCTTCAAGATTGAATTTTTTTCATTATCGGCAGTCATTTCGTCCAAAAGGTAGCCGAACCTTTTAATTTGAAAATTAATATCTTCTTTATCCGATGCTATGGAATCTGCGAGTTTTGCCAGTATTTGTCGGCATGAATTACCTTTCATGGACTTATACATGAGGACAATTCCCAATATCATCAATGCTATGCTGAAAAATATATCCGTATCTTTCATATCTTTCTATCTTTTATTCGTTTATGGTAATTATAGGGCGTACTTTGTGCGCCTGTACTTTAGGTGTTTCCTGCATTGCGCCGCTCCCCATGGAATAGAGCCATGCCTTGGCTGTCTGTTGCTTTTCGACTTCTGTGGATGTCCAGTACCAACAGTCGTTTTCATCCAGTGGTAACGGCTCACCGCCACATTGTTCGATGACAGGGTTGATTATCTTTCGCATGGTGTAGAGCAGCCGCATCTCTGCCACGGACGGTACATAGGCACTCTGCCCGTACCGCCATAGGTCGAAAACCGCTTCTGCCATTGGCGAAGCGGTTTCTTGTGTATCATACAGTGCGAATGTATTCTCATTGCCATCATAAGCCATGATGTCAGCCGATGTGCCTTGTGCGATGCCGAGGCTGTCGGCGAATGCCTGTGGAGCAATGTCCCACAGGTAAACTGCATAACCGTCCCCCTCCGTATCTCCGCGTTTTTCGGTATCGAAGACAACCGCTATCGCTTTTTTCCCCGATTGTTCATATTGTGCGTAAGGCAAGGCTGTTCCATCCTCGCAGAGGATATGTCCTGGACGAACTGCTGTATCGGGTACGTCTATATGCGTGTCACAGGCAGCGCAAAGCACGGCAGCCGTTGCCGCTGCCACCAAATGTATCTTTCGTATCATATTGCTTTCTTTTTTGTTTCCCTATTTTATAGGTAGTTTCACACCCAGCACGACACCTGCTCGCAGCACGTCCGCACCTTTTATCATCACATCGCTTTTCACTTGCCAATACAGTGTCCATCCGGCCCGTAGCACATAGTTGTGTTCGTAACCGAAGTGCAGGCCACCGAGGAACTTATTCATGTCGCTTCCGGCTGAAGCTCCGATACGCAGACTGCCATAGTGGTTGCGTCCCCGCGTCATGCACGGCTTGTAGGCCACGCCAAAACCGTAGCTGCGGTAGTTTCGCCAAAATGATTCCGGGCAGATATGCCCGCACGAAGCGCACTCTGCCCATTGTAGATAGCCGTTGACGAAGAACTCCCACGTATGGCGATAGTTCATTTCGTGTTCGTAGGCGAGCGTTATATCCATGCCGTTCTTGTAGAGTAGCCCTGTGCCAAGCGAGAGGCGTCCGCTACCTTGTTGTGCATTTGCACTTGCAGCGATACACACGCAGGTAATTATCACGATGATTGTCTTTTTCATAGTCATTCCTCCTCCAATAAATCTGCATGGAACGAATCTGCCGCCAGTATATCCTCATAGTCGATGTTCAGACTGATGTTACGGCCACTAATCTGTTTCTCCGTCATTTCGATGGTCAGTAGCTTGTCATTGGGAAAGGTCATCTTTTTCACGACAATCACATTCCGATAGCCGTGTCTGAATGTCTTGCCCGATTCCAGAACCAGGGCAGGTGTCAGTTCGATAGTCTGTGCGTTGGTTGCCTTGGCGAGTTTCTTGTCTGTCAGCTTTATCCGTATCTCATCAATGTCAAAACGGATGTTCGTCTTGTTCTCGATGGAAAAGTCTATGAAGAAGTAGTCACCCACCGAGTAGATATTGTTCAGACGCATCACCATGCGGTGTGCTTTGGTAGCTACGTTGCGGATTTTTGCAGGTGAGTTCCAGATGCGCCGTGCATGATGTGTCATGTCGGCAGTGGACATTGAGACTGCCGGATTGTTGTACGCATTACGCTCTTGTAGCAATATCTCCTTATCTGTTACTGCCTCTTTCATCCTTGTGGTATAAATCAGTGCGTATTGTGTGCGGTATCGTTCCGTCACAATGGTGACGATGGCGAGTATTTCACCATCCTCGTGTCCGCTTTCCTTGGGCTTTAGGCGAATGATGTTGTCAATGGGCTGATCGCCCGCCACCTTGTCAGTGGAAATATCCACGAAACGCACCGGTTCCGATGCCGTGATGACAGTTGTTATCTGTTCGTTCACCGTCAGTTGTTCCATTTCTTCGTAGGTAGTTTGTGCGTTAGCTTTCGGTAAAATGGAAATACCTGATAGAAGCATAATGCCAAATAAATTCCTTTTCATTGAAATACAGAGTTATAATTGAAAATTCATGATTGCTTTATTCTCTTGCGAATTGATATTTGCCTTATCTGGGATGTCATCCTGCATACAACTTGGAGATTTGTCCGTAACATCTATCTGTTCGAATATGATTTGTTTCGGAAGTATTTTATGGCAGAAATAGCTGCTGTTGAACGGTACGTTTTTCCCTTTTCCGAACTGAATACGTTTATCGAACATGAGTAATTCCAGATCAGTATTCTGGAAAAGTCGGCAGGGTGCTACGTTGTTCAGCCAATAGTTGGACATCAGCAAGGCGAATGGTTTTCCGAGTTTCAGACAGCGTTCAAAGACTTCCACCTTCCGGCTGAAAGGAGGATTGGATACGAGTATATCCCATTGGGACGGTTCATAGTTGAAAAAATCCTGTCCGTTATAGATATGGGAATACACGACATGGAAACCGGCATCCTTGAATTTCTGCACAAACTCACTGCGCTTCGTATCGAAAGGACACCAGACTATCTTGCCTTCGGGTATATATTTGATAATGGGTAATACACCATATCCCGGTGTATATTTTTCATCTGTCGGATTCCCGTATAATTTTTTTAAGTAGTTTGAAGATTTCATAGGCACATGATTAAAAATATTTATATTGATTTCTTTTCCCTATTTCGCTTCATTTCTTTATCTGCCTGGCACGCGCCCAAGTACAACGTCCCGTCCGGGTCATTTGGATTTCACATTGCCAAAGAGTGCCCTTCTCCACTGTTTTGAAATTAACATTCCCGTATCTTGGTCCGTAAAAACCGGTATGTTTTTGAAAAGCGAATAAGGCAATCCTCCGTCTGTCTTCTGTTCGGAAGTTGCATATTAGGGCAAACTGCCCTCTGTGATGCCACCATTCGGTACTCACAAGTTTTCCGATAAATGTTTCGGCTTTATTGGGGGCTATATAGTCCGCATAATAAAGCCCATCCGTACCTTTGTGATATTCTGATAAATCTGTTTCCATGTCATCATCGTTTTAATTCCTTTTTTCCTGTCCGTTCACTAAATACACGAAAGTTCCGTATTTCAACTTGACTTTGTTTTTCTTGATAGCTTTGCTAATGGCATTGCTTGTTTTCTGGTAGGCATTGTTCACCGCCTGCATCCCCCATTGTGCAAGGCTGTTTCCTGTTGTACTTCCCATACTCATGTTCATATTGCCCGACATTGCCCCGCTTGCTACATCCTTGCTCGTTTCCCGGAATTGGCTGTTGGGCACATACAGCCCCTCCATGCCATCTGTATCATAGAGTGAGAGACTCACTTTCACCAATTCGTCATTCACGAGGATGCTGCTGATATTACCTTTCACGCGCCCGGATGAGAATCCGCTTACCGTAGCGTACAGGTATGTTCCCCTTGCTATCACACACTCGCCGATCTCCACATCGTCAAGCAGGCGCAACCTCACGCGCGAGCCGTCCACCGCTTTGATGTTCTCGTCAATGATGGCTTGGATGAGTTTCGGTTCACGGACATTCTTCGACAGTGTGTTAAAGTAGTCCGAGGTTGTCTTCACCTTGCGTACCACCTCGCTGGGCGGTTCGTCCGCTGATGGCGTTTTCACAGCCCGGCTCTCTTCGTTGATGGTTCCGGAGGCTGCTGCTCCTTGTGGTGGAGCAATGTTGGCCGTGTCCGTTTCTGCCGGGGGTACAGTCGCGTTTTGCCCTCTCAGTCTCGCCTCTGCGAGTGCTTTCTCCAGTTCGGCAAGTGCTTCCTGTTCTCGTGTCTTGGCAGAGGCAATTTCCGCTGCCGCAGCTTTTTCCTGTTGTTCTTCCGTGAGCAGGTCGATGTCGTCCTGCGTGTATTTCGATTCATACTCTTCCTTGTTTTTATCGGGTTCTTCCCGGTCTATGTTATCTACAGCGGAGTAGTCTTGTATCTTACCCCATGATTTCGCCATATTCTCGTATTTGCTGCCTATGCCATCGTCCTTGATCTGTGCCCCCGGCAATTCGGGGTTCAGGAACTCCGTCGTCTGCAACGCCTTGTCTTGTATTTCTATCGTTTCTGTCTGAAACAGGTCGAAGATGAAATAAGACGTGCCGAGCAGGGGGAAATAAAGGATGGCGGGAAGCATATATTTCGGCTGGCGAAAATTGATTTTCTCCAATATCTTCATTATACATCTTTTAATTGAGTTGTACATATTTGCCTTCAATGGCACAATTTCTCAGTATCTCTGCGTTGTCTTCTCCGAAAGCTAATAGGATGCTACCGCGACTGGGAGAGTCACCTCGTGCTCCGCCTGGTCGGTAGAATCGGATGCGGTGGCGTAGGAATTTCATTCCCGTCGCTTTTGGAAAGATGACGTCCTGAAACATTTTGGAATCGCAACGGTTGAATAATAATGCAATGCCGTTGCCATGTTCTGCCAATTTCCGGACGAATAGCTCGATAAGAGGACGCGAATAGGGAGGATTGAGCCACACACGCCCTTCCCATATCTGGGACAACCCATCTATGTTCTGGTCATACATGACCTCGGCAGTCGGCCACAACGGATGGATGGGAGCGCAAGGGTCAAGGTCGAATTTGCCCAATGCGTCCAGTATCTCCTTTGGCGTGTACCATTCGTCTGACGAACGGACTGATTTTTCAAGCCGTGTATTCATAAGTACTCTTTTTACTATGGTTTGTCCCCTCTGTTTTTATGTTCCCTTATTTCGACTTCCTGCAACAGCTTGTGCCGTTCCCGAAGCACTGAATCCTGCTTTTCCGTCGCCGTGCGACTTACCGGACTGTGTCTGTACACAGTTACCAAGCGGTAGGCGTTCCATACGAAAGCTCCGATGACGAATGTAAAGACGATGACCAGAAACAGCGTCCGGTGTGCGTTGGCAAAGCCCTGCACCTTGGCCGCCGCTTGGTCGATGCGTGTCGCCTTGGCGAATTTATGCCCGGCCTGCACCTCTCGCTCGTAGCGTTCCTTGTACTGCGGGTCATCTTTGTCCGGCATCTTCTCGCCGAACAACATCCGTTTGAATCCTTTGATATTCATATCTTTGGTGATTTAATAGTTACTCTTTGTTTTTTGCTCGATATCTTTGTTCAGCAATGTGCGCCAGTTTACTATGAGCAGTCCATGCGGATTATTGTCCGTTCTCGGCACACGTTTAAGTTGCCCTGCCGTAACCAGTTCGCGCATCAGGATATTACTCCGGCGCTCGATTCGCTGCCGACCATAGTAGGTGAACTCCATATTCTTTTTGTCAAAGGAGATACTGTCACAGAATATCGAGAACACCGCGCTCGTACCCAATATATTGGAGTAAAATCCCTTTTCCTTGAGGGTATTGTACTGTGCCAGTCCCGTCTCATCGACCAGGTACATCGCTTTTTCCATCGTATAGCGGATGTATTTGTCGTCCGGTGCGAGAGTAAAAAAGTAATGGTGGAACATTTCTACGTGGCTCTTGGCCTCCACGTCCAGTGTTTCGTCCATCGTCGTGCGGGTTACGAGTATAGGTACATTTCCGTCCAGCACATACACCTTTTTCTGCGCGTCCGTCACCATTGTCCGGGCAGTCCAGATACTTGATACGCTGATGATGATACACCCTGCAAGAAAAGCAGTGCAGATGATGCCCACCAGTCGGATTTTATTCTCCAAATGTTTGATGACCATATACCTTTATTTTTTCTTGTTAGACAATCGTGTGTATTCGTCATGTAACATTGTCATGACTGTATCATGCAACTCCGTCAGAAATTTTTCGAACTTCCCGTCAAAAAGCTGTGTGTAATCTTCCCGCATGATTACATGCACGAATATCCACCAGACACGGCGGTTTCGATTCTTGGCATTTTTCTGCAATTTGACCAGTTGCAGACGATAGGTAAGGTAAGTCATCATAGGGACAATATATCGGTTGTCCCATGTAATGGCTTCGTCCAGTTCTTCATATTCCGGATCAATTCGGTGGTTAGGTGCATAAACGAGTTCTTCGCTTATGCGTTCATTTGCATAGTGCACGAAACGCTCGTTCCTGCACCATTTCTCAATTTTCTGTTGTACATTCATCTTTTGGATATTTAATATTAGGTTTATCATTATCTCATCATCGAGCCGATACCGCCCGTAGCCGTCATTTTGGCCTGCTGCGCCACACCTTCTCCAAAGTTCCGTGTAGAGAAGGCCGTGTCGCCTTCAGGTATCATCCATGCTGCCAAGTCCGGCACGAGGTTTAGGCATTTCAGTGCCACGATACTTGCCGCCATCAAGTAGCCGGCGGAGAAGAAGCTGTTTTGCAAGTAGGCCGCCATTGTCTGTTCGCTTGCTGTGATTGCCGTCAGGTTTTCTACCTGTATGCACAGTACAATGTCGAATAACAGTAGCACATAGAAGCCGACGAAGTAGAGCATTGCACCATAGAAATGTACTGTCAGATACCTTATAAGCCACTTCGCCCATGCACCTTCCCATTTGGGCAACAGCGAGAACGCCCATTGTATAGGTCCGAATATTGTTAACATGCCCAGTAGGATTTGCTGGCAATAGATGGTCGTCCACCATCCGATACGATACACAATCAGAGCGATAAGCATGATGATTTTGTCGATACCTACGATGACTCCTGCCGTCAGTGAGGTAAACCACAGTTCGGCTGCGTCTTTCTCCATCTTCGTCACTTCGTCCACTCCGGTTTGTTCCATGGTCGCTTCTACCAGGTTCGGGTCGGAGGTACCCGTGTGAGCGACATCTGCCTGTGCTTGCAAGCTTTGGTACATCGTGTCACGTACATGGATAAGTTGCTGCACTTCCTCGAATTTGTCCGCTATTTGGGTGGCTTCTGCCTCGTACAGGTCATGCGTGTACGAGCCGATGCAGTTCGGGATGTAAGACAGGAAGTCAAGGAAACACCAACTGCTCCCACTGCCAGCCATACCCGTGTCTGCTGGCGGATACCACCAACAGAGGATGATTGAAACAGCCAAAGGACGGAACAGCTTCAGCACATCCAGTGGCTCATGTTTCACCATCATCTTGTACGCCATTCCCGCTGCCATCACAATAGCGAACAGGGCAGCCAGTGCCATGCACATTTGTAGTATCCACCAGAACGGTCCCTGCGAGCCGGTAAAAGTCGCATCAGTCAGGAACTCGTTCGTTTGAAAAATCACATCGTCAATTTCTTCTTCAAGGATATTAATACCGAAATCCGAGAGTATATTTCCGTCTGCCATACGTTTTTGTTTTTTCAGTTCCCTTTGTTTACTGTTTCATCTCCGTCGCCGCTGCCACCCGTGTTATTGCCTGATTGCGGGCCGCGCACGGCAAAGCGCGATTCGTGCCATCGGTTCACCGCATCGCGGACAATACTCTCCTTATCCAGAGTACGGTCAGCGGTAGCATTCAGTAGCGTACTTGTTATCGTAGTATTCTGCCGTTTGGCAAGGTAGCCGACAAGGATTTCGTTCTGTCGAGTTATATCCTCGTAGATGCGCAGATACTCTTTCTTCCGCTGTGCGTTGGGCATATAGGCATCTTTCGTTGCATCAATGGCGCACTGGTAGATATGGTAATATTCCGTCCATCTGTCTTTATCCTCCGGTGTCCCCCCGACAGGCAAGATGCGGTCTATGTTTCGTTTGAGCCGTACCATCTGTCCGTTGACCTTATCGCCTTCAGCGACCCATGCGATGTCCGCTTGACGGTCAGCCACGTTCAAGGCTTCTATCTTTGCCCGGCTCACCAATGCCGAGTCGATGGCTTCAGCTTCGTCCGTTTGGTTGTATAGGTTGACGCCCGCCAGTGTGCGGAATGACAGTTTGTTCTTGACTGCTGCCGACTTCTTATACTTGTTGTGCAGTATGGAATAGTAGAGGTCGGGCGAGAGTGCTCCCGTACCGGTTTCCATTACTGTTACTTGGTTTTGTTTCGGCGAATCGTGGTTATAGGTCACGGATTGTGCCTTTGCCGCCGTGGTTGCAATTATTGTAACCGTCACGAGTAAGAGTATTCTGTCCATATTTACTTTCGGTTATTTGTTATTAATCTTTTAATACTCAATGTGTTTCAATCAGTTAATCACCAGGATTATTCCACATTTCTTTTTATATTATATTCATTTCTAATCCTTTCCTCTCCCCGCAAGAAGTGCATATCATCCTTTTCAATACAAATACATTTTCTATTCGTATGAATACAGGCGATTGCAGTGCTCATGCTTCCAGAGGCAAAATCAAGGACTGTGTCACCCTCTTTCGTGTATGTTTTTATCAGATATTTCAACAATGCGACTGGTTTTTGATTAACATGAATCGTTTTGCCCTCTGATTCCGCAGTTTTAAAATATTTCACACTTCGTGGGTATCTCGTTCCTTTGTTTTCATTTCTGAATGTAGGATTTGGTACCTTGTTTACTCCTGTCCAGTTACTTCCTCTCTTTGTACGATTCTCATAAGGCTCACCTTCCTCCATGATTGGATAATAAGGAGTTCTGCCGTTACAAAAGATACTGATTAGCTCATGCGCTTTTAGAGGTTGCTTTTTAGCAAGAAGGAAATTGCTTGCTTTTGACTTTTCCCATACCCAGTCATATTTAAATTCGGCTAAATTGCCACAGCGTAAAAGGCTGCTGAACGGTTCGCTGCCAAATAAAGCCGTAGGCGCATTATCCTTTCTCACTCTTCTAATCTCCTCCCACATTTTCGAGAATGGTATTATCTTATCCCATTGCGAGGCTGTAATTCCAAAAGGTGGGTCGCATAGAACTAAATCAATACTTGATTCTGGGAGAAGAGGCATTACTTCAAGGCAATCGGCTTTATATAGCGTAATGTCTTTTTCAAAAACGATCTTTTTCATTACATCTTTTATTAATGTCCATTTGCCTCTTGGTTATAGGCCAGATAGACTTGTTTGTACTTAAAGTTTCTTTCTCTGTTTGTACTTCTCCGAACATTCAGGACGAAACGCTTTTCCTGCGTTTTAAGATATTCCTTATCAATTTTGGTACATAGAAGTCATAATCTAACTTGTGGCATTATTTACCTCCTTCCTCTTTTACCGTCAATAATCCAGTCGCCCCGCATTGCGCCATCGTCCGAAAGCACCGTCAATAATTTCCCGTTTGGTACGTTCCCGGTAAATCTTCGATTTCCAGTAGCCGATACGTACCTGTATGTATCTCCATGTCTCGATGTATGCCCGGTTCAAGTGTTGCTCAATGCTGTCCAGCGACTTGTTCACGGACTCCAGTACCATAAGCAGGTCGCTGGTCGAGCAGGCCGCTGCGCCCGTGGCATACAGTACGAGGTCGCTCACCGACTTATAGAGGTGTTCGCCCTCGTTGGCGATGTCCCGTATTGCTTTTTCATTGATAGTCAGTATCAGTGCGTCTGACGGCTCGATGTTCCCATGTTTCAGGATTTTCTCATGGAAAGCCTCCAGCATGGTCTTATAGTCACCGATACGGTCACTTACCGAGCTGTAGGTATCCTTCACGTTCAGCACCGTCCGCAGGGATTGGTACATCACGTCGATGACATCAAAGGCACGGGTATAGCGGTCAAGGTCGATATTTACTTCCTTGTATTTGCCCGTCTCCTCACGGCTGTACTCATGCAGCAGTTGGTTGCTGTATTCCAGCGTGCTTCGGGCCAGCAACAGGCTGCGTTGTTTTTTGTGGTCATTTATGTACGCTTCCACCGACACGATATCGAATGTCCATTGGCCCTTGGCGACATCGGGTAGTAGCGCAAGCAACGTAATGGCTATCAGTATAGTGCGTTTCATGGCCGTACCTCCTTTCTGCCACTTCGGGATGTCCGTGCGTTTTCTACCCAGCGGTCATGGCACTCTTCCACGAGTGTCAGCCTACGACCCTCGTCCGTATCGAGTCCCGGTAGCACATCCTTCAGTACGTCGATGATGTTCCGCTTGTAGTGCATCATCTTCTCCAAGGATACGAGGTCGGCGTATATTTTCGTGATACGTGAATCCACTTCTCGTGCGATTTCGAGGCGGTCACTTGACCAAAGCAGGTGGTACACGTCGCTGTTCGGTACTTCTTCCATAGGTTCTGTACGGGCATACTCGGTAGTGATTTTACAGTTGGGATATTCCCGTGCGATTTCCGATATGCGATTATTCACGATTTTAGTCTTTTCCTCGTTCGGCAGGTTCGGATCGAGTGTCAGTACATCGGCAACGTGCGTGTCTGTGTATGCCGAAGTCAATTCCCAACTGATTTGGATAATGGCACGGTGAATCTTGATACCCAGAAAGTATTTCGGCTTCCGTGCGATAGAAATAGTCGCACGGAACGTAATGATACCATTGATGTTCGGCATCGTCGCCTTACGGACGAACGTATAGCCGCTCCATGTACCTCCGTCCTGCCAAGTGAGGCTATAGGCTGTCTTGCAATCCTGCATGATAGCCGGTAGGCGGTAGTAATCATCTGTCGGCACATCGTTCTCTGCTTCCGCTTCCTGCTTCGCATCTGCGTACTCCTTCTGTTTTTGTTGCCACTCGGCAAGTTCGCTTTTCAGTTCCTCGATACGTGTCCGGTTGGAGTTATATTGTTGCCGATAAGCTGCTGCGTCTTCCACGCTCGCCTCGGCAATTTTTTTCAGAAGGTCGGCGTTTTCCTTTTCCAAGGCACTAATCTGAGATTGAAGAACGGCGACTTGATTGTCCGCTTCCCGTATCAGTGCGTCCAGTTCTGAAAGATCCAGTTCGTTCTCCGTTACCGAGGTCTGCATGACGCACTCTTTGGAATGGGCGTCCAGTGAGCCGCCACACTTGCGACACTTGTATTGTGTCGAGCCTTGTCCCAGCGTCGCCCCGTCTGAACAGGTTACACTGATGGTCACGCTTTCGCATCCCTGCAATTTTGCAGCGTCCGTCGCCTGATAATAGTTCCGTGCATCGGATGCTATGTAATAGACATAGCCTTCCTCGTTGTCATTGAACTCCGAGAGGCGGGCATTGAGTTGCGCTTTGAACGTATTCAAATCCATCGAATAGGAGTCGAAGACATCCTCATAGACCACCTCCGTCCGATTCCAACTCTGTGTCACGTGTATCTCGTAGGCGTATGCCTTCTTTGTCTGTTTGTTACCCTTACTGATGATATAGGCCTGTTGTCGGGTATTGATAGTATAGGTGTAGCCATCGTTGCTATTGTTGAGCTGTTGTACTCGACTTCTTGACCATCCGGCATACCGTTCTGAATTGGCGAGGGCCTGCTCCCGTTGCGAAGCGTTCGGATAAAATCCCGGATCACTCGTGTTAAAGCGTGTCCATGCACCCCCGTTCAATATGCTGTTGTCGTCTGTCGGTGGGTAGTAGTCGCATAGAGAAATGCTTCCTTGATCACGCCGTGCGATATACCACCGTTGCGTGTAATAGTTCCCGACAGCATTGTCCATATAGTCGGTCATCCACGATGTGAGGTCGTAATTGCTGAAATTGAACAATGCGGCCACGCTATCCTGACCGCCCACCATGTCGATTAGCAGACTGCCGATGTCATGTTCCGCCTGCTCGAAGAGAGTACTGTAGTGTTCATACAGGTTGCCGATTTCATTGACTTTGCCACCCAACAGGTCATGGAACGCACTACTTTGCAGTAGAGCGTCACCGAGGTTCTCCATACCTGATGTTGCCAGCCCTACGCCCATGTTATAAAGGTTGTCAATGTCGCCCTTTAAGTTCTCAATCGTGAAATTGCCCGGCACTTTGGTAAAGTTGTCCAACATCCGTTGCCAATCGGTACCGCCCAGTTCTGCGAGGTTCAGCAAGGTGGCAATGTCGCGGTCAATTTCCAGAAAAGCGATGTCCGAGAACGACAGCGTGCTGTTTGTCACCACACTTTCGAACTGCATACACAGGCTCTTCGTATCGTCGCACACTTTCATCAGGTAGCTGCCCCAGTGGATTGCTGTTTGTGGTGAGCGCAGCATCAGCTTCGCCACCACCCATATTTTCGGCATGATTTTTTCTGCCACCATGTGGTAAATTCGACGATAGTAGTAATTTTCCGTGCTGCTGCACCAGATGCCAAGGTCGGACAGAGCCTTGTGTTCCAAAAATTTGGAAGAAAATATCCCTGCTGCCGCCACTTCTGCCGCCGTATAGTGTTTCAGAATATCATCCACCTGCTCGCGGTAGTAGCTTTCGGCTACTGCCTCCGTGCCGAATGCTGCGGCCATGGCCGCCACGGTACGAGCGTCATAGTTCACGCTGTAATATTGTGCGTGAACATGCTGTGTCAGGGCAGGCAATAGGATAACCCAAAAGATAAACAGCCGTTTCATCGTTTCAGACCTCTTTTATGTATTCCGGTTCCTTGTGATTGAAATACCACCGTTCAGATTCGATACAATTCTCCGTGACAAGTCGGCAGAACATATCATGTATGATGGTAGTATCCTTGATGGCCCTTTTGATCCGGGCTTCTTGGGAGCCGAACCATCTCAAAAAGAAAGGCTGGTTTAGATAAGTTTCGCGCACGGTCTGATAACGTAGCCATCCCAAGTCACTTAGTCTTTTTTCACTCATCGGACTACTGTTCAGTTCCCTGAATAGTTCTTCTCGAAACCTGTTTTCATCGAAGACAGGTTTGCTGTTACATAGCCTGTCGCACATATCGTAAAACTCCTTTTCTTTGGGGTTTTCTTCATAATACCGGTTCAAATACGCTTCCAGTTCTACATCGGACATACCCAACCGAAGGGAATACTCTGCCAACAACCGTTCGATGGCGGCTACTTTGTCCGGTGTCATGTCATCCATGCGGAGCAGGTTCTCCTTGGACAGCATACAAAACTCCCGGAGGGACAAAACAGTGAGTTCCGGATTGCTGACAGAGATTTGTTCGCGCGTCAAGCTGCTTTCAAACCCCATCATATTTATCCCGTAGCCCAGTGACAGGGTGATTAAAATCCTTTTCGTTTTCATTATGATGTTATTTTAGTGGTTAAGTTCAGTACACATCCCGCTTCATTAACTTTCTGCGCAAACGGCAATGCCTTGCCGATACCGCTGGTATTCCAGTCGCGGCAATATGCCTCGATAGCCTCTTGGTGGCTGCATTGTAACTCGCGCTTGTAAAGCTTCAGAGCCTCTTTCTCCGCTCGTTCGGTCGTGTAAGTCATGTAGCACTCGCGTGGTTCTTCCACGCCATAAACACCGCTGGTCGTGCCCCGACGGATAAACACCTCGCGGAAGAAGCTGCGTCCTTCCTTGTTTTCAAGGCGGTTAATGGTGAAAATTTTCTTACAGTCCACGTCCGTTAGGCCAAGAATCGTCTTGATGGTGTCGAAACGTTCCTTGAATTTGCTCTGGTCAAGCAGCATCACCACATCCGAGTTATTGATGATGGCCTCTTTCACGATTTCGCTGCCGATGATGTCTTGTATTTCCTGTGTCACCACGCCCACACTGGCCCAGAATTTACGCGCTGTTTTGTACATAAATTTAATGTACTCCGCCATCAGCGGGCTGGCGATGGCTTTCCATGCTTCCTCGATGACAAGGACTTTGCGGTTCTTCTTGATGCGCATTTTTTGCAAGAAAACATCCATGATAATCAGCGTGACCAAAGGAAAAAGCAGCGGGTCATCTTTTATGCTGTCGATTTCGAAGACCACGAACGTCTCGTCGAACAGCGAGCTGTCCATGTTCTCGTTCAGCGTTTTTTCGTGGTTGCCGCCCAAATAGAAGTCCTTCATCATATAGCGGTATGTCGAGAGGTCGATGCCCGTGATACGGTTCTCCTCACAGATATCCGGGATGCGCTGCACGGAATATTCATAGAAAGAGTTGAATGACAGTTCCTCCACTTTCAGTTCCTTGCGTCGGCCCTCTATCTCGTCAATGATACCCTCGATGCGGACCGCGCGTTCCCGTTCGCTTTCGTGCCGCTTCTCACTGCTGTTGCGGTCATCAATAACGAGGCTCTTACGCAAGTCCTCACGCTGTTGGGGTGTGAAGCCCTCGAAACCATTGAAGTAGGCGTCGTAATATTCCGTGATGACGTGCTCTATCAGACGGTCTTCCGTCTTTGTGACCGTTCCCTGCGTACCTTTCCAGATAAGCAAGACGAGGTTTTTCAAGAATCCCGTTTTTTCTACGTTCATCTCTTCCCGATTGATGCGGAACGGATTCATCGTGATGGGCCGTTCCTCGGTATAGCTGATATACTTGCCGCCGAAATACTCGCATAGCCCCTCGTATGAGTTACCCGTATCGACCATTACCACGTCCGTCCCCTGTTCATGCAACTGGCGCACGACGGAGTTCATGTGGAAACTCTTTCCGCTGCCCGAAGGCCCCAGGCAGAAAAAATTCGAGTTGTCGGTCAGCTTGTTCTTTCCCTCTTTTCCCGTGATGTCGATAGCTACCGGAACACCTTGACGGTCAGTATAATAAATTTTTATCGGCGTTTCCTCACTATGCTGCACCCGTTCCTTGTACATCAGGCATACCGCAGCGTCGGAGAGGGTCAGAAAACGGTCATATTCCTCGTTCAGGCTGTAACAGTTGCCCGGAAATGAACTGACGAACAGTTCCAGTTGGTTGTATGCACGCTTACTGATATGTATGCCCATGCGCCCAAAAGCGTTTTCCAAGTGATTCGTGCATTTTTGAAGGTCGGTGTCGGCAGGCACGCCCACCACCATGTTGAAGTGCGTGTACACGAGCAGTTTGCTTTCACGGGCTATTACGTCCTGTACCTGCTTGATGTCCTCTACGGCCATTTGGTTACTCGGATTGGGGATGCTTGCGTGCCGGTTCTTCTTTTTGTCGAGTAATGCCAGTTCACGCTTCTGACTGGGCAGGAAAATAATTTGGTTGTACACCACCGTTTCTGCGTTCGGAATATTATCCACCACCGAGACAAGATCCACTGGCATCTCGGTATTATTCACCTCGATATTGGTATAGGGACGTATCAGCGAGGGGAGTGCGGCGCAGTCCACGTCCACGAGGCTGTACACCTTACAGCGTTTATCACCCATAGATACCGTTTCGTCGTCAGACTTGACATTCGTCATCGAGACCGTACGGTCTTTGAAGTTCATCGCAAAGTAACGGTCCACATATTCGCTTGCCTCGGCTTTGTTCAGGAATTTCACTTGTACACCGCTGTCGCGTAGTAGGTCTCGAACCTTATAAATCTTCACGAGGAAATCGCGCCATTTCTTGCTATCGTAAGAGAAAAGACGGCTCTTCTTGGCTTCCTGTGTGATAGTCAGATAGCAAAGGCTGTCCGTGTACGGACGCCCATTAAAATAACGGAAGTACGATGCCGAAAGAAATTCTTGATTATGCTCCGGCTCGTTCGCGAACTGTTTTCTCACGAAGATGTCCTGTTTGTGTAAGGCATATCCTTCGCCCAGTGTTTGCGCAAGGGCAGAGAATAGATGCGTGAAATCGTAATAGCTGTCAATGTCTGCCGAATACTTCTGTACTGGATTTTCGATTTTCAAGACGGCGGAATATTCACCCGTCTTGGTGTACAGCACACCCACACCATCTGTATCTTCCACAGAGAAATAGATATTCTGAAAGATGTGCTTGCGCTTGCCGCCCGTACCGAACGTATAGACTGACAAGGCCATACCCGTACATAGGGCGATGAAAAATAAAATGATATATAGGGTCATTCCGATATTCGTTCATTAAATAGGGGCAGGTCTGCCTCGGCTGGAGGCGGACCCGCCCGCGTTCAACAATCAATCAGCCACACACATTGCCGTGATGGTTTTTCTTATAGTCATACTTTGTGCGAATAGGCATACACATACACTCCACGTTTTACATTTTTGCTGTGCAGCCCTTTTCGCTGTTTGAGGATGATAAGCACGATTCCCGCAGATAAGACAGTTGCCAATACGACCAGTCCGGCCACAAAGCCCATAAGACAGTAGGCGGCGATAAAGCCCACAATGGCTCCACCAGCCACGCCTGCCGCCCAATAGATGTAGCGGCCTTGTAATCCCATCAGCTCCAAAGGCCGTTGTAACCCCTTGAACAGCGGATAATCCGGATAACGTCCGTCATTAATCATTTCTTGACTGTTTATGCGTTAATTCCGAAGAACAGAGGTAATGCTTGGGCTGCCGCAATCAAGAAAAGGCACGCCCCAACTACCATCATAATCTTCTTCTTGACATCCTGTTCCTCGTTGTTCATGGCGATATACACCGAAATGGCTCCGATGATGGCCACGACACCAGCAATGGCATAGCAGAGTTTGACCATGACAGGAACGTATTTCACAATTTCCTCCGCTACGGTTGATAGAGCTGTCGTACCGGCCGAGTAATCGCCTGCCGTACTTTGAGCCATAGCAGGTATGCCTCCCAACAGGGCAATGATTAACATTCTTACTTTGGTGGAAACTTGCATGATAGTTTTCTTTGCCTTTCGGCACATTCTTTTAAATTTCTGAAACATATTTATTACATTTTTGTGGTACTCTTGTTTTTGAATTTATTTTACACTTCTATCAGCCACCTATATGCGGTAGCCGAAGAAAGCAGGGAACACGATTGAAGCTCCAATGATGAAGAGGCACGCACCGACAAGTGATACGATAGACTTCACCACGCCGTCCTCGCCTGTGTTCATTTTGATATAGATCTGGAGCGCGGCAACGACTACGAAAACCGAGGCGACAGCGTAGCAGATGTACAGCACGTACAGCATCATCGTCACCACGAAGTCGTGCATCGTTGCCAGTGCGTCTGCACCCCAACTGTAGTTTACGCTGCCACTTTTGGCGAATGCCGCATAAGGGACAAAGCACAGTGCACATAATATTTTTTTTGCTTTCGACATTTTACAATCGGTCTTTGAGAGGTTTCCATACCAGTTTCGGACGGTTGCCCGTCTTTCCTTTGGCAAGCATTGCTTTGTATAGTTCGTCTGCCGTGTATGCGTCCGACAGGTAGGTCTCGGTTTCTTCCATCTGTTCCTCCGCTTGGGCTTTCAGGCGTTTTAGCTTCTCCGCCACGGCTATCTCGCCATTATTGTCTGCGGTTTCCGTCTCCTGTGGTGCAGGCGAAGCGGTAGGGGCAACATCTGTTTCATATTTCTCATTACCCACATTGAATCCCGTATCGCTCTCCGTCACGTACACACTCTGTTCATCTTCTGGCGCACCGAGGTCAAATACCTCTTCTTCCGGCTTGCCATTTCCTTTTTTTCCATAAAGGTCCTGCACGATGATAACTGCATAATAGACGAGATAGGCAACCGTCAGGACAATGGTGAAAATAAAATATGATTTCATATATTTTTGTATAATATGATTTTTATATTTGGTTGTGTGTGCAAAATAAGAATGGATAATTTGAAAGATAAAATTATTGATTATAAAACGTATCGTTTCAATATAATATTTTTTCAAAATCCAAAAATCATATTTCAAAATCATATTCAAATATGATTTTGGATAAGAAAACAGGAAAAGTCGGGATATAAAAAAAGCCCTCCGTGATGAAGGAGGGCTTAGGGAGCGGGTTGTTCATTGTTTCTTCCCACGTAAGTAGTCGTTCAGGTCTTTGTAACCGGCATAACAGTTTGATTCGTTATAGACGCATCTGCCATACATCCCGGCTATGGTTTCCACTGTCTTTTGTCCGGCAAGGTCATTGTCAAGGTAACAGTGAATATACGTGTATTTTTGCAAATACGTCAATGTCCTTTTCAGATTACTGACCGAGTTCATAACAAGGTAGTCACAGGGGGCATTAATGCAAATGGCACTATCGTCCGTCTGTTTTAGGGTTAGATAGGACAGAAAGTCCATGAATCCTTCAAATAGGCAGACACGGCTCTGTGCCTCACCACGCGATTGGGGTATCAAGGAAATGTCCTTGTTCTTGATACATCCTTTGTAATAAGGGTTTCGTACCTCGTATCCACCGGATATATTGCCAAAGGCCAGTGCAAAGTAACGTCTCTGGCGCAGTTCGTAATGGACTTCCTTGCAGAACATTCGTCCGATATCCGAATCAATCATACGTGAATGGAGATATGAGAGCAGTGCGTGGTGTCGCAGCGGCACGATAATCAAATTCTTCATGTCGGCTTCCACTGGTCGAGAGGTTGCGGGCAACGCCCGGGTTCTCGGCAGCGACACACCATTGACATACCGTTTGATGTATGCTAATGCTTCACTCACACTTTTAGTTCCGCAAAGGTACTTACCCAGTTCCACAAGGTCGCCTCCGGTAGCCTCGCCAAAATCATACCATTCATTCAGCCGGTCATTGACTTTGAACGATGGCGTCACCTCTTTCCTGAGAGGCGAAAGATACCAATATTGCTCTGATTTCATATACTGCGCACGGTGGCCGAGCTGGGCCAAAAAGTCCACGATACGCACTCGTTTTGCTTCGTCTATGGTCATATTAAATTTCTTTTCACTTGTTTTGTACAAAAGCGGTTTAGTTTAGTTTGCGCCCCTATATATATAAATACTAAATTAAACTGAATTATATAGGCCCGCGCCCGCTCTCATTCTTCATCGAAAAGCATGGTTTCTGCCTGTGTCATGTCATAATAAAAAAGTTTATCTCGTTTGATAACCAGTTTTAAGGTGTCAGTCAGATATTGCAGCAGTTTGACCATTACGTTTCTCCCACGCTTAAACCCGATTGCCTCGTAAGCAGTCATCATGGCTTGCAGCATATTTTCAAACCCACGGATGGGTTTGTCTCCAAATGCAGCGGAAAGGGCTTCACGGTGCTGTTCGATGCTTAGTTCCATAAAACCCGTCCGCTGTTTCGGTTTCTGATGTGGGGCATTCTCAAACAAATGCCCTTCTGCGAGAACCGGGAGCCCGCCCTCATTGACAGTGAAAGCAAAAGGTTTAAACTCTTTCTCACGGATGTGTAACGCATGAACTTCGCTGACGTTGGGACAATCGTTGTTTTTGCTGATGACCAGTACAGTCTCCGCCTTGTTGCTCATTTCCGTACCGATATGCCCGCGCACATTGTTATCTCCTTTATTCAAATGTAGCACACAGTGGATATGCAGGTCATACTTTGATGACCATTCCATCATCTTGTTAATGACTTCCACGGACTCACCGGTACTGTTTATGTCAAGCATCAGGTCACGGATACCGTCGATGATAACAAGTCCGTATCCTTTTCTTTGACGTAAGGCGTAGTCGATGACCCCAATGCGTATTGCCGGAGAGTATTCGCGCAAGCAAATAAAGTCGAGGTTTTCACTGTCGGTTGTAGTGGGCAGTCCGGCAAGCCGCAAGATGCGTTCCAGTACATTGTGACAATGGAAGCGGCTCTGCTCCGTGTCCACGTACAGAATCTTGCGTTTACCTTCCGGGAGGTGCGCCCGGTAGTTCAGCACTTGTTTCCCTGCCAGCGATGCAGCGACAATGGCCGAAACGTTAAATGTTTTTTTTGATTTCGCCTTGCCGGTTGATGCGCTGAAGTTGCCGAGCGTAGCAATGGTCGAGTTGTCTATCCAGATAATCTGTGGCGGCGTTTCATAGGTATCCGTCGCCCGAATCTGCGAGGCGGAGAGGATATCCGATAAGAAATCCTCCTCCGGCCTCATATCCACATTATATTCAGTTCTTCTTTCGTTTTCCATGGCGTCTTTGATTAAAGAAAGGTTGTGTGGCAGCGGCCTCGTTTGCCATACGTGCTGCTTCATCTACGGTTGGTTCATAATTCTGCAAAAGCCATTCGTCCAGATCTTCTTTGGCGAAATATATCATTTTGCCACGTGGCTTGTAGTGCGGAATCTCCTTGCCTGATGTTAGCTTGTACAGCATACTCTCGGATATTCCGATATACATACAAGCCTCTTGGAAGGTAAACACCTGTTTGGTGGTATATATATTTTTTTCCAGCAATGCGATGCGTTCCAACAGACTTTCTATCGGATCTAATTTCTTTAGGATGGCTTCGACGCTTGTAAGCCGTTCACTCAGCCGTTCCATGAATGTCAATCTATTATTTTGCATAAATGAGTTATTATAAATTTAGACAATGAAGTATATCCTCCGTTATGTAGCGCGCTAACGGAGGTCAAAGATAGGGCAACCCAAAAGGTCAGCGTGAGTTTGTACCGTGATAGTAACCACGTATCACGGCAACTGTCACGCTTTTACCTTTCACATACTTCGCTTATTGGCACTTCTTACCACTCTCTCAGTTCATCAATGGCTCGTCTGATACCGTAACCTGTTGATGTCATGTTGTTACGCAAGGCAGACAGAGCGGATGAAAGGCTTGAAGCTGAAACGAATCCTTTTCCATCCTTGGTTTGCAAGAACCGCCCACTACTGAGAACGGACTGCCATTTGGCTTGGATAAACGAGTGCTCAAGGAGTGTATCAAACAGGATGGCCACATGGCGGATATTGTTTACACGAATACAGAATCCTTCTTTACAGGAAAGCAGGGCTTCCATATCTTCAACGTGTAGGGTAGAAACGCAAAACAGATGATAAGCATTGGCACAAGCTGTAATACCTATCATCTGTTTACGAGTGAGATTGCATCCAAAAGAAAGAGGATAAATTCTTGTCGGTCCATCTTTGCAGCACGTGACGGACTGTGATGGTGGCACAAACGTATCATACGTTCGTTTCAGTTCCATACACTTCTCGAACGAGAAGTCTGCTTCGGTAAAAAATGCTCGGATAAGATGGGAGCAATCGTTTAATAGCCCCTTGACGATATGAATGTTCATTTCATGGCAGTTCCGGCAGACCGCATGGTCACAGTCGATATACCGGTGGCTGTTTACGAAATCCTCCACGTAACGGTAGTACTGCTTATTGCCCGTCACGACATCACGGAGATACATTGTTTTTGCTTCAACGAGCAATGCGAATAATTCTTTCGCTACATCCTGTTCTGCAACAAAATGGTGCAGATGTTTTTTCCCTCCAAAAAGAGAGAGAGCCATTGTTAGGTCTTTTCATGATGAAATATTTTAAATTGGATTTAATATGATATATTATAAGAGTGTTGCTCCCGAAAGAGAATCCTGTCGGAACAACACCCTTATAAGTGATTACATATCTGATGTTCATTGCATTGTCAATCGAATAAACCGTTGGTCAGATTTACTGCATCGTCTTTTTTCTTATTGACGATTTTGGCATACACTTGGGTCATCTTTACAGATGTATGACCGAGTAATTTAGATACAGTGTACAAATCGGCCCCCAATGTCAGCATCATTGTGGCGAACGTGTGGCGGGCGGTATGAAAGGTGAATCGCTTGGAAATTCCGGCGGCTTTGGCCCATGGTTTGATAAGCTGGTTGATACCAGAAGGCAAATCGAACACATGGTCGTCTGCTGTCTTGTCCCCACGTTCCGGCATCCACTTCAACGCTTCATTGGAGAGCGGAAGGTAAATCGGTTCTTTCGTCTTCTGCATGGCTACTGCCAAGCGGTATTGGCCGTTGTCAATAAACACATCTTTCCATTGCAATCCGATAATGTCACTGATACGTAGTCCACAGAAGCAGGAGAACAGGTAGGCACTTTTTACCCCTTCGTTCTGCATTGGTGTAGCGATTAATGATCTCACTTCTTCAATAGTCATATACGAACGCACACTTTCCGGCATCTTGGGCTTCTCCGATTTTTCCATTTCGTTGAATGGATTCTTTAAGATCCGTTTCGCACGGACAGCGGCATTTAACGCACCGTTGAAAATCTGGTAATAGGTATTACGCGTAGAAGCCGAGATGGGTTTTCCTTTGGGACGGTAGTTTGTCAGCATATAGTCGATATAGCCGTGGCAAAAAGTGAGGTCAATCTGATTTAATGTGAATCTTTCTCCTGCATACTCTTTCAAGATATCGGTAACAGATTTTATCTGGCCTATGTTTTTCTTACCACGTTTCTTCTGTTCCTCTTTATAGAGTTGCATCCAGTCCAGCAGATAAACCTTATCCTTGTGATTCATGATACCGGCTTCACCACTTGTCAACTCTATGATACGCTTCGATTTGATTGCATTTGCGGCAGCCATTGTCGTTTCGTTCTGTTGGCGGGCATTACGATCCGTTTCCGGAATAAGATACATTTTCAGATACTCGTATGTCCGCTTACCATTTCGGTATATATCCAGATACAAACTCTTGCTGCCATTGGCCAACTCCTTCGTCCGAAGACGAATCGGCTCCTTTACTTTTATTGGCTTTCTGGTCCTTGGCATATTTGTGTCCTTTTATTCGTTATTTCCTATCACAAAGGTACAAATAAAAAACGAAATCAAGAAACAAACAAGAAACAAAAATGCACCTAAAAAAAGCAAAGCAACAGAAAACGTAGAAAACAACTGAAAATAAAAACTCGTATATAAATTATTGATATATAGATGATTTATCTATATTTATTTGGAACTTGTTTTCATTTTATATATATCTTTATGATTATTGGAAAATAATTTTGCTGCTTCTTCTACTGTCTGTCCCATATCAATATTTCTTTCCATGTTTATTCTCCCTTAATTCGTTGTATTTCATTTTCTGCTCGATGTGCCATAGGAGATCTATATACAGTAAATCTGCGTTAAGAAATATAACTACGATCGAAGCCTTGATTACTTCCGCTATATCCCCATCGTTGGTTAGGATAGATGTTAAAAAGAACATCCTCTCAGTAAAAGACATTTCCTTTAAAGCATCATCCCAGTCTTTATATTCCGGCTCTTTCATGAAATCGTAGATATCTTCAAGGCTGATATCTAACGATCCGGCAAGGTCTAGCAAGCGGATAACCGCATCTGAAAGTTCATCCTCCACGGTATCCTTAATATACCTGTTGAATACGTTAATAAACTTTTCTTCAGTTGTTAACCACCCTTGACACTCTGCATATTCACCGAGTTTATGCTTTTCTTTATCAAAGCGCCTATTTTTCCTATTCGCTTCCACGGCTTCCATCAGCTCACTGATAACAAGACAAAGGAAATGCTCGTTAATTAACTCTGTATTGTGGAACCCGTGCTCGCATGCGCATTTGTACGCACGGTCACGGAGTGCGTTGAAATCAATCTTGCTCATATTTATTTTCTTTTTTAATTAAACCTATCACATATTCGCATCCTGCTTCAAACCCCTTGTTATATCCCATACTATCACGGCCCTTGAAATAAAAAGAACCTAAGCATAACATAAATCCTATTATCATCAATATGAGTCCTAGGCCGAAGAAGGGTTGGGAAAAAGATATATGGAAAGGCTTAAACTGTATTGTCATTCCGGAGGATAATATGAATATTACTGAAAGCATAATGACTGCGGGTAGTATTGCCTTAATCATTTGATCCTCCTTTCACTAAAATATCCTCACAAGCTCTACTATCGCACCTTACCGGCTTTTGGTGAAATGAACACCAAGCTTCCCCGTTAGCGTCTTCATCCTCGATAAGTCGGCAATCGCCGCATTTATCTGTTAGGAATTTATTATTCAAGTGACCTCTCTTGATGAGCCACTCGATAGCGTCAACCACATTGTCCATCAGGTTCTCTTTGTCGAAGGATTTTGCGCAATTGTAAGTATTGTCACCTTCCCCGTCCTTGATCCAGTCCGATGCGTACATTAACTCAACGAAATTTCCGGATAGGTAATAAACCATCCCGTCAATATCATCTTGGTATGATTTAGGCATCATGTCTATCAGCTTGGATAGAGACCAAGCCGGGAATGCCATATCTTGACCCACGTACCCTTCAATCCTTCTATATTCAAATGCGACCGGACATTCGAACTCGTCAAGATACATGTCCGCCGTATCCGGTCTCACCCCGGCCTCTAACAGGCGTGATGATTGTTCTTTATTCGTGCAAATTTGATTCATATTATAATTCGTTGTTAAAATATTTCTTATTATCCATATTTACCCCTCCTGAATAATTATACATTCTATCTCTTCGTCATACGTCACGTCCACCGGATCGTACTCATACTCTCCATCGGACGTGCGTATCATTACCTCCGCTTCCGGGTCTTGCTCTTGTAATAGAGCGATTAGTTCTTTATTTCTCATTCTTTCATCCTCCGGATTATATAATCAACAACGTCCTTTACGGTAAGGCATCGTCCGGGATCATCATCAGGGATCGATATGCCAAACTCTTTCTCTAATTCCATTAATAACTCTATCTCATCAAGACTGTCCATCCATAGATCATCCTCCAGCTTGGATTCCATCGTAAGTGGCGTATCTTTGTGAAAAAGTTTACTCTTTATGATCTCAAATACTTTGTTCTTTATAGTTTCTTTTTCCATTTTCATGATCGTTTTATTTATTATTGAAACATTGATGTCTGTATTATCTTTTTACCACTAGGTAATATGATTTCACCTAGGCATTCTTCCTTAAACCTTTTATCTTGGGCATTGAAATATTCCTTGTCTATCTCGGTTGCGTAAAAATCAAAACCCATTTTATAGGCGGCTATACGGCAGCTTCCGCTCCCCAAATGAGAGTCATAAATTTTGTCACCGGGCTTGGCGTAATTTTTCAAAATCCATAAATACAATGAGAGCGGTTTTTGGTGTGGATGTATCTTTCTCTTTCCGGTCTCATGCCCCATCCTATATCCATCCCACGGAATGGAGACAAGATTGCATGGGATTTTTTTTGACACGTAGGCTATCTCACATTTCGAGTATTTAAACACATCGTTATTGTTGCTCATCTTGTCCCAAACAATCAAATAGTTGGTATTTCCTAGATATTGGGTGTAATAATTATATCCCCATATGATCTGATCCTTGCTAATTCTTTTTAACTCATCGAAGTATGACGCATCCTTGATAGGGCTATTCTTATAGGATGTATCCTTGAATTTATACCCATTATTCCTTTTCTTCCAGTCCTCTCCTATACCATACGGTGGATCTACGATAGCTAGATCAAAGAATTTATCAGGAATGTTTGTCATATAGTCCATACAATCCTCGTTGTAAACTTCGCTTATAGCCATAATATTTGATTTTTATTTACTCTCATCATAGATGAAGCATCTTTCAACTATGATGAATGTCTTTCTTTAGAAAACTAAGTATATGTTGTATAACCTTGATAGTCCATCCATTGCCCAACAAACGGTATATCTGCGTATCAGAGCAATCCCATTTGTACCAATCAGGAACGGTTTGTAGCCTAGAGCACTCGATCGGGGTCAATCTGCGGATAGATGATGTCTCCACTAGGGTCATGCCATTAGCTTGTGATCCTTTATATGAGGAGGCCAGTAATGAGTTCGATTTTCCGTCTTGATCTTTCAAGTTTCTTTCTTGTCGTACACTAAGTATGGCATGGCTTCTTCCGCTTATCTCGGCTAACAAGGCCGGACATTGTCCATTCGCATCATATACCCTGTTTTGTTGATATGGCTGGATACCCCCGCTTTCCTTACTCTCATTTAACTGGATAATCCTATGGAGCACATTGTTCTGTTCCCATGCGTTTGACGATAAGGTTGGTGCCTTGCCATGGAAAACATTACCCTTATTATTGCCCCTAGGTCTTTGCAGGATCAGGTCCATATCCGAATGGTTCCCTGATCCATGGCCTCCAGCTAAGAGACATGAGGCTTTGGTTTGATCTCTCCTTAACGAACCAAAAGTATTGATGATTTGGTAATTATGCCTAGAATCAATGGATCTCCCGGTCGAACTTCTTTGGCATGGTGCCTTCCCGTTTACCGAGATAAAGGTCCCGGTGTTATTGCATGTGCCAACGGCCATCAAGGAGACCGCTTTATCCCCGTCGATCTGGGTGAATCGTTTCTCCATACGTTTATCGTTTGAGATATACCTAATGGCCTTCTCTCTCAGGTAATATTTCTCGTCAACCTCTTCCTCCAAGATATCCCCTAACAATATACCCTCGTCCTTTGGCTGCGGTATGTCGGAGTGGATCTCCCCGAACAGTCCGACCTCCCTTGTCCTTATGTTCGTCCAATACCACCGGTTCCGGTTCTGGGCCGACACCAAATTTGAGTTTATGTTGACTGGATGAACACCGCAATACTCAGTAATTACCCGCATGTGCTCTTTCTTCATGTTCACGTTCTCAAGCAAGAAGAACACATCCGGGTTCAATGCCTTCACATGGTTCAGTATGTCCACGAATACGAAGAAGAGCTTGCTTCGAGGATCATCGAAAGCCAGTTGTTTGCCGGCGAAAGAGAATCCTTGGCAAGGACTTCCTGCCAGTATGAGATCTATCGTTCCCCAATCTATCTCCCATTCCCTCCACTTGGTCACGTCCCCTAAATGTATCGTATCCGGGAAGTTCAGCCTCGTTTGGGATATGGCGAACTTGTCGATCTCGCTCGCATAATAATGCTCCGGTTCAATCCCGAGTTCTCTTAATGCGATCCTACCACAAGACATTCCGTCAAATAAGGATAAAACATTCATGTCTCTCTTGTTTTAGCAAAAACTACGCTTTCATGGTCCGGCCTCAGATGGGCCATGCAAGCCTTGCTGTACTCGCAATCCCTAGCTCCATCGCCCCGGAACAGGCATCCCCTGCATACGACCGCTTTCCCTTGGTATATTGCCTCGAAGCGTTTGACTTGCACCCTGTTTGTCCCGACTTGGATAACAAAGCCGGTAGGGGTGTTTCTCAATCTCTCTGTTATTTCCATGTTATCTTCTCCTGCTTTCTCCGTTTAGGATTATCACGTTAAAACTCTTGAACCTGTCCACCAGCCTAGTTCCGAACCGATTCTTGAAATCCGTGACGGATAGGTTGGAAGTGATATGATACTTCTTCTGATGGGACTGGTATATCTCGTACCTCGCGTATAGGAACTCGTCTATTACGCTGTTAAGGCTGGTGCCGTAGCTTTTCTGGTTCTCCGTCTCAAGACCGATATCGTTAAGGCAGATATCGAACGGGTTCCCTTCCATGCTCCCTTTCCCGGCCTCCTCGTTGTACGTGAACCTGTCTATGTGACCATGGATCTTGTAATAGTTCATCATCTGGGTCACGGATAGGTTCACGAAGCGTTTGGGGTTATCCGTCAATTTCAGGTAATCGGCGAATATCTGCATCATGAGCGTTTTGCCCGTTCCCGGATCTCCCACGATAAGGAGGTTCTTGTGCAGCTTATAGTTCTCCTCCGGGAATACGGACTCGGCCAACGGGCAATCGTTGAAATAATACAACAGGAATCTCAAAACCTTGTCATTCCCCCTGTCTGTCTCGAATTGCCGCCTCTCGATCCCTAGGTAATTACAACCGAGCGCCTTTATCATCCGGGCGTGGATGATGTACTCCGTATCGTCCGAGAGATCGTACCTAGAAACGTTCTGTATAGTCCTTGCGTGCTTCTTCACTAGGTTGAACACCTGTTTTTGCTGGAGCCTCTCTTTTTCCGTAGGCCCCCGCATGGCTTGTATAGCCTCCGAAAGTTTCTTTTCTTGTTCCTCCATATCTTTGATTATAAGCCCTTAGTCCTGTTCCTTGCCACCAATAGGTGAATCGTCTCTTAACGTCATCTATCGTTTTTAGCGTATCGCCCTCCCCGGTGGATACCATCCAAGCTAGGAAGTTATCCAGCTCGCCGGGAATGAGGTCATTGAAAGCGACGCTCAATCCCGATATCTGGCAAGCGTATCTGCGCCATTCCTCGTCCTTCAATAACTCATTCTTGAAATTATCGAAAAGCGTCTCACGCGTATTAAGACTCTCTCTATTTTTATTTCCTTTCCTTTCCTTTTCTTTTCTTGTTATAATTTCATCCGTTTTTGTTATAACATTGTTATCGTTATTTTGCGGATTTGTTATAACATTGTTATTTCCCCATCTTTTAGCCATGCCTAACTTCCCGGCTTCTGATCGTTTTCTTGATTTCTCGTCCTTGAATCCCATCCTTTGCTTGAAACTCTCGGAGTAGAAGTACTTACCGTCCTCGGTAAAGACAAATAACCCGAAATCCTCAATGACGGACTTTATTAAGGATGCGTCCTCACGAAGGTCAAAGGCTATCATGTTATAATCTTTGACACTCATATAGTTTGGCTCCTCTCTAAGACGTTCTAATATCATGAAGAAAACACCATATCCGGCGGCCTTATGCTTCATTCGTAAACGAATCAGCTTATCCGAGTTTCTGGCATTGCTATCGTGCGGAAAATAGCTTGTCAGCTCTTTCCTTGTATCCATACGCTAATTCTCCATAAGCATGTTGTTTATATCATGTAATCATAATTTTCTTTTGAATACATCGCAAAACCTAAGACTATTAGCGACTCTTCCAGTATTTAGCACTATGCACCATACAGCTAGTCCCTTGTGAGGATGTCCGTTGGCGCAATCGCCACATTTCACCTTTTCTTGCTCGTCTTTCTTCTTCGCCATATCACCAAGTCTTTATTTTTATTGGTAGATCGGCGTACCACCAAGCCAGAATCGTAGCGTCACGTTGGTCTTGGTTCGTTCTCTTAGGCAAGGGACCGACTATGTAGGAGAGTTCCTCATGGGTTATCTTGCCCTCGTCCCCTTTCCAATGCTTGGTCAAAGGCTTTACCTCCTCGCAGGGAATCCCTATGTGCTCGCACATCTGGAGAAGCAATATCCCGGTTTGCTGGTTACGACCTACATACTTGGCTATCCTCTCGCCGGATTTACCCCTAGCCTTATGGTAGTTGCTTTTTTCGTTAAGCCATCCGGCCTCGACAATGACCACTATGTCTACCCCCTTGTATCTCTCTCTTGCCTCCTTTATGAAATCGACCAACACAGGGAAGGGGAGGCTCTTTAGAATTAGCTGTCTCGTTGAAGGAGACAGTACGCATATACCGGATTTATCTATGTCCGGGTCAACGGCTATCACTAAATCATGTTTTTTCTTTCCCACGAATTCCTCCTTTCTTTATCGTTTATTAGTAAGAATACGGCCAATATCAATGCGATCAGTCCTAGTATTGCGGTGATAAGGTATATGGCCATTGTCAAGTGATCTAAATTCTGTATTGTTTCCATAATTATATGTTTGTTATTCGTGGACGGTGCCGGGATCGAACCGGCCTCTTTACGTCATGCGCACTCCGTAACGTTTCATCCCGGAATACTTACCGCCCGAAATCCCCGCATATCCTCACGGGCGGCGGGGATAATCATTACTAAACTAAATCTAATACCATGAAAAACACACTAATATCAATATCAAACCTCTAGCTCTTCAATTAAGAGTTGTCCACATCCCATGAACCATACTTGGGAAGCTGGTGATTTCTGGAGCAAGGCGATCTCTATTGCGGCCTCCTTGAACTTGCTCTTGTCATGCCCGGCCTTTTGCCTGATGAAGGATTGCGTTCTCGTAATGAGATCTCCGTCCCCTTCCTTGGGATCACGGGTTATGATATCCTTGCACTCTCTCATCTTATCCTCTATTGATTTAGAGGTGTCGGACAATGATTTCTCTATCTCTTTTTTATCGATATCTACAACTCTCTTATTGACATCCGCGTTGAACGGGAATACGTCCATGATCATTGTCTCCGTGACAGAGGCTATGGTGTAATCCGCCATTGTCCCCTTCATGCCTTCTTCTAGCACGGTTATGGCCTCTTTTAGACTAGAGGCTTGGGCTAACATGGTAGCGGCGGTTTTCTTTTCCGCTCCGCTCTTCTCGTCCAACGTTATAAAATAAACCTTGATCTTATAGAACCGGTCACCATTCTCGTTGAAGAATAATTCGGATAAACGAGCTCGTTTGATGTCTGTTACCGTGAACTCACCCGTGATGAAGGGGCGGATCTCCTCGATGATTTTTGCTTCCGCTTCCGTAAAACTTAAGCTATCAACTAAATATTCTTCTGTTACCCGTTTTTGATTGCCATTTTCTAATAATTTTTCAAATGACACTTTACATGAAAAATATGTTCTTGCCATAATTATTTATTTTTTATAAATTCCCACCTAAAACCTCCAGCTTGTCTATTTTTACCTTGACATACGCAAGATATGTTTTGGCTTTTTATCCCTGTTGATTTGGCCGCTTGTGATATTGATTCAAATTCTCTTATATTATTTCCTTTATTATCAATTTGAATAACAGGTTTACCCGGCGCAAATTTCTTTTTTAAAATATCTCTTCTGTGTATCTGGTTTTCAGAAGAGTCACACCATTCTATATTTGATAGATTGTTATTGGTCTTATTTCCATCAATATGATTTACTTGATTTTTGAAAATATCACGGGGTAGGAACGATTTAGCTACTAATCTGTGAATAAGAAAACGTTTATATTTCCCATTCTTAAATAGTGTCACTGTTAGATATCCTTTACTATGCTTGCCAAGCGATAGAATTTGGGCATTTCTTTTATATCTTCCAGTCCCTTTACTTTCAAATATCCTTTCCTTAGACCTAACTCTACCCATATTAGAAACTTGATATAACCCTTCGTATCCAACTATATCTTTCCAAATTTCATCCATATTTATATCATGTATTGTGCATATTGTTAATAGTTTACGTTATACTTCTTTCTCTCGTATTGTGGTACATACCCCTTGCAAGGGGTGTTCCCATTAAATAAGACCGACTCTGGCCTTACAGTTTCCCCATCTTTTTTAGACGGGTCTGTCCAATGCCTCTGCCGTTGATGGCAAAGGCAATGTCTTTTAGAGCAAGCCTCATTGAGGCAGTATTTAAGATCTCTCATTATCGTATCTCTTATAGGTTTCCAGCTTCTTGACCTCCTTTTTAAGGAGTCTGGCCGCATCCATGTATTTGACGCTGCCATAAGGAGCGGTAATAATAATGTTGGTATGCCTCACGATCTTATCGATAAGGTAATTTGGAGGCCTGTCGCTTTTTCTCATCTCCTGCAGTATTGTTGATACATTTCCTCGTAGCCGGGATCGCCGAAATAGGGAAGATAGCAACCCAGATCGGTTTGCGCCCAGGCTTTCATCTTATCCATGAGTGAGGACAGCTCGGAGGTTGTCATGGAAGATGTCTGGTAATCCACCATCTGTGTCTCTCCGGTGATCTTGTTCATGTCCTCTCTCATTCCTAGTAACGCTCTCTTGACATCCCGTTTGCAATCCTCCAAGGAGGTATAACCGGCATGATCTGCTATCACTTGTATCCATAAGTGGAAGAGAGCGTTTTGGTTCAAGGTTCTTTGCTTCCTTTTCATTGATACCTCGATGAATTCCCCCGATTTAATGATCTTATTGAAATAAGTTATCGCTCTCTCCCTGTCGAACGCGTTTCTCGTGTTGAATACCATACATCAAAAAGGTAAATCGTCTATGGGTTGAGCCATAGGCGGGAAATCAGATTGGGATGGAATGTCGTTGGCGGTCACTTGAGGTCTGGAACCGGCGTTGTCGCTCTTTCCGCATAACATGATATCGTATGCCAATATATCGGTAACATACCGTTTTATACCGTCTTTCTCGTACTCCCTGTAATTGATCGTCCCTAGGATTGTCACCTTGTCTCCCTTGTGGATGTATTTCTCGGCTATCTCGGCCAACCCACGCCATGCCACGACGTTATGCCATTGCGTCTTCTCAGGCACATCCGTGCCGTCCTGCCTCTTGTAACCTCCGGTGGAGGTGGCCAAGGAGAATGTCGCCGCCTTGACCCCATTATCGAAAGTCCTTATTTCCGGGTCCTTACCTACGTTGCCTATCAATAGGCATTGGTTTATGCTCTTGCTCATGCTCTTTTATGATTTGTAGATTGGTAAATTATCGAATAGGCCCCTGAACTTGGACCATTGGACGAACTCCTTAAGCAGGATACGATTGTCTTGCTCCATGGTGTTGTACCAATGACATCCAATAGCCGGGGCGTAAGGCTTTAGGTTCAGTCCACGGACATCATAACCATGTTTGTCCTTGTCGTATCCTACGAACTGGAACAAGTCGAAAAAGAAGTCTCCCACGCCGAATAGCTCCATATAGAATCTCCACTGGCAACTATCCGTGTAATCGGAGTCCTTTATAGGGGAGTATTTCGTCTTTATGTCCCTTATCTCAAGTCCGTTTATGATATCGGCACAACCCGTTATAACTATTTCCCCCATGTCCATGTATTCCCTTATCTCGTGGAAGGCATTGGGGAAGCGGTCCTTGTATTCCAGAGCTGTCTTGCATTGTTTCAAGTCCAGCTTCACGGGGTAGCCGTCTATATCGAACTCCGTCCCCGGGATCTCCGTCTCCGTCCCCGGGATCTTTTTGCATCCGAGGGTATCGCCTTCCACTATCTTATGGAAGGCCGTCCCCACTCTCGTATACTGGTTTCCCGTGAATTGCCCGGTGAGATTGTCTATGACCGATCGCTCGTCATCATATTCGGAATGTTCCGTTATGTAACGCCTGAATTTCTCCAGTTGGGTTACCCTAAGCAACCTTTTCATCCTTGACGAATTTACCCGTTTCCTTGTTAAATACGAATCCTTTCTCTCCTAGGACTTTTATCATCTTTTCCTTGAAAGGTCTCTCGAATACCTTGTTTAGAGATTGTTTTATCTCTATCATACGGTTCGCCTCTTCCTCCGTCTCCACGGCTTCCAGCGCTATATTCGCTCGATCCAGCGCTTCCATAGCGATCCTTTGTTCCTCGGTCTTGCTTTGTATGGCCTTTTTAACCTTTGACACTATACCGGCCATGAAGGAGGGAAACTCCGTTGAGTTGCATTCAGGTATCACGGTTGGCGGTATTTGTGCCACGTTCTTCCCTACGGTGGTATCCGTAGGATCGAAACATATGGTTCTCTTTCCGTTTATCATGGTGATAAACCCCACTTGATCCGCTATACGGATCAACAGGTCCTTGGATTGTCCCGTGCAGTCCGGGGAATGCTTTATCAAGTCTCCCTCTTGGGTCTCCTTGTCATGGCATACGAAGATGATATCCGAGCAATCGGATCGTCTCCTGTTGACGAAGTTCTTGAACTCGTCCGCTATGTAACCGAACAATTTAAGCTTGTTCTTGCTCAGCTTGTAATCTTGCTTAACCCCGTATACGGCCAAGAAATCATCCAGCATTGATTTCGCCGTGTCCACTATAATGGTTTTATATCCTTTCATCGAGCCTTCCTCGGAAAGAATATCCTCCCATGTTTGCGCCGTAAGCGTGTCAACTTGATTCGCCGCCCGGTCAAATCCCCGGTCGCAATCGATCAATAATGGGTTCTCGCTCGTGTTGGAAAGAGATGTCTTTCCTGTTCCCGGCGTGCCGTAAATGACCATGATAATAGGTCTAAGCGGCCTAACGTCTGTTTTCTTTAAAATAGGCATAATATTTATTTTTAAAATGTTTCGTCAGCCTCCGGGAGTCGAACCCGGACTAAGACCATCGGCCGCCCTGCCCTTATTACCGTGTCCCTTTCCACCGGGCCAATGATATCGTCATGGCCTACCACTTGTCTAGGATATCGGTTGCCGGTCTGGGGCGGGGTTGCACCTCGTAAGGGCAGGTTTACCAATTATAAGAATCAAACAGGAACCTAAGCTCTTCCATGCTCTCCTCATATTCCTCGTTGTCTTCCTCCCCGTCGTACTCCGGTTCGCCGTCGGGGTCTTTGATGTAGATGTCTCTCATATATCTTGATTTGTGGGCCTCCGGGAGTCGAACCCGGCCATCCCCATGTTAGGGGCGCTCTACCGATAAGCTAAGGCCTTGAATTTATTCGATCTCAATAATCTCGAATTTTCCTTTCTTTATATATATCTTATGATTGTAGTAATCTTTGACTATTCCATGATCGGAAACTGTATTTATGTTCCCTGTGCAATCCTCAACATATGAGTTATTGTAAGCCTCGACCGTGGCAGAGTCGTAAGCCTCGACCGTGGCAGAGCCGTAAGCCTCGACCGTGGCAGAGCCGCAAGCC